CGACGCGAAAATGTGCTGTTACGGGCATGTTTTTTCCTCACGTTTCGTCATACTATAGATATAATGATTATGGCTCCAGATTCAAGACCTGGAGCCATGTTATTTCCGCATAGCAGATATGCAGGATTGTTATAGCACCAGATCGATGAAATAGGGCTTGTCGGTGGCTTTGATCTTTCGGATCATGTCAAGGGCACCCTTCGACTTTCCATCCCAGAGAATGATTGCTGCATCGCAATATGCTGCCATTTCTGCATTTCGAATGGGCCCAGCGGCTTTGTCGTATTTCTGCCAGTTCGCGGGCATCTCCTTCACAGGTATTTCATTAGCGATAGCCCATGTTTCACCCAGTCGATCCACACCCGTGGCCTTACCGCAGACAACCTCAGTTATATCAAAGCCAGACAATTTTATGGCCTTTGAGACCGCTACCCGATCAGTGATCGTTCTGGAACCTGCTATGATCACTTTCATGACTTCATTCTACCAATATGAATGAATATCTTCTATACAATAGAAAAAAAACCATATTGCCGCAAAACATAATGTACCTAGAAAAATAAATAAACCATATGGTTGTGGTAGAAACATCAATAGTGCCAGGCAGCCCAACACGATTGCTACAATGATCGAAAGACACATCATAGCAATTATTGTTTTCATGGTGGTTCTAAAAAATATATCTCTAGTCATCATATATGTCCTCGAGGTTTTCGATATTATCGATATTATCTTCAACAACTTTAGTCCAATTTCGAATCGGTCGTCTTCGATCCGACGGACCCTTTTTCTTATTCACAACTTCCTCATCATCATCAAAAACATACTTATTCCGAAAACTCTTTTTTGAAGACACTTTTTATTTCCTTTCGTCTGATGCAGTTTCGCTTAGAACAAGACCATTCTTCAGGAATGGCTTCTTCCAACTATTGAACGATTTTCCATGGGAATCGTCATGACCCATCACATATTGCCAGTGATGGACCATTTCATGAGCCAGTATTTCCACAAACATTCGTTTATTTCTATACCGCTTATTCATTTTTATTGATGTATGCTGTTTGCGTTTTGGATCATCCTCAAACTCATAATATGCATGGGTACCTCTCCGCCATCTTATATCGATTTCTGTTACGGGAGGCAACTTGCCTTCAAATAAATCATTGTTGATAATTTCGAACCATTCTTCACAATCATCAAGGGTAGTCTCATAAGGAACATCATCAAACTTTTCCAACGCCCTTACTATTCGTGATTCCAAATATTACTCCTTGGTTGATCAATGTAGCAATCCCGGGAAGGCTCGCTCAACAAGATTGGGCGTTAGTCCGGGTACCTTGAGATTCTTTAGTAGCATATTCATAAAAACCTCAGCCTCTTTCGCTTCCATTCCTTCAAGAATCTGAATGGCCAGAATTTCCTTATCCTTCTGTGTCAGATTCGGTGACACTCGGGTTGAACCTTCGGTAAATAGATATACCCGATCAAAGATCGATTCCATTGTTGAATAGGCTAGCCCGGGCGGGTCGAGACTGGGATTATAATCAAGACGATCCTTGATCACGAATTGAATATTCGGATGCATCGCTCCTTGAAGAACCTCAGTCAGTCTCCTATTCTGCCGTACATTATTTTGGAGAACTCCTATTCTCTCCTCGTCCGTGCCAACCATGGCAAATTCCTGAAATATCTCATATACGTTTTTCATGATTTATCCTCTAATACCGCACGGATCAAAATTCATCCAATACGTCGATCAATTTACCCAGTCGCTTCTGGATGAAATAGTTCATGAGTTTCTGCTTATTACCGATTTCAACATTCTCATATGCATCGACAATGGATTGCCGAATGTTCTCGGGTGTGAAATCGAGATCGACAAGGCGCTGATTTCTTCGATAGCCTCGCAGCATATCATCCGTGGTACAGATTTCTTCCACAGACTGTTTCATCCATTCTTCCAGTTTCTTACTATTTATGACTTTCTGCCGCTCTCCAATAACGAACACATTATCAGAGGAAAGGAAGTTGGGTATGCCATCACCCTTATCACCACGAATGATATGTTCCTTGATATAGTTTTTGGGATCATCCGAAGAGATGAACTTTTTCAGAATGGGGCTATATTGAGTGACATTATCATACTTCTGGAGTTGAATAAAATCCTTATCGGAAGAAAGGATCAGAATGGGTTCTTGCTTTGATATTCTGGCCGTAAGAACACCAATAATATCATCCGCTTCTGCACCTTCAACATCAATTACCTTATGAGGCAGATTGTCCTTAAGTTCCTGTCGGACACGATCTAGTGTCTCGAATATGACATGCCAATCAAGAGTATCACGATCTCGGGCCGTCTTTCGACCAGACTTATAAAAGGGGAAAAATTCTTTTCTCCAATATTTTCGATTGTCGCAACATATGACCATCTCACCATATGTATCACGAAACTTTTTGTTGTATGATCTCAGACTGTTTAGGATCATATGCCGAATAAGGGGTTCGTCCAACCCCTTTTTTTGCGACTTGTTGAGTTGCATCATCAGGTTAGATATCACGACCTGATTTAGGTCTACGAGAATCATGAAGTAGCCTCCTTCAACCATGCGTCAAAGGCTTCATTGACCTTTGCATCAGGTTCCCAACCATATCCCATTGTGATCAACCTTTTCCCCTCTTGAAGGGCTGCGAAATGCATCTCGGGATTGAACGACTCTGGATCCCATTGATTTTCAAGGCCCATACATGAACAATGGGATCCGGTAACAAGATGCCAACCGGTTGTGTCGCGATATACGACTGTCGCATATCCCTCATAGGGAGGTGTATCATATACCGCATAGACATATTCGGGCATGGGTGTGGTCTTGTCCTCATTGAAACAAGCCATCATAGCTACCCAATCATCAAACCCATCATAAATCTGCTTATTCATTCTTTTACCTTTCCGGGCAATGTCTTTTCAACATCAACCTTCACATTCGGATCCTTCATTTCAGCAAACGCATTGCTTTCATGAAGGATCACATTATTATCCATAAATTTCTGCAATTCAGTCTCCAGACCTAAACCACGATATATTGTCGATCTCAGGCAATCGATGGAGAATGAAAAATCACGATTGAATTCCTCAGTACCAGTATCGATGCCCTGAGATTCAAGATCCATTATCATGTTTTCAATGAAATCGAGGAGAATCGATTCTGCAAAATTGACGATACCACGCTTTTTGTTTTCTTCACTAGGAGGTCGAATAATCTTATCTTTCGGGAATTGAATTATTGTTTTGTCCATGAGGTACTCCCTTTATTATTACTATTTAGTTCGACCCTCATATTTCCCTTTATAATACATGAGCGTTTCATAAAGATTCTTCATGTCCTTATGGTCGGCTGATTCGGGCCTATTATAAGTCGTGAGGAATTCATCATACCAATCCAGCCGCGACTTGATGTCGTCCAGTTCTTTTGCATTTAGAATCATGCAATGTTCCAATCCATAGTATCGCGTGTTTCAAGAGTCTCTATGCCATCATACTTCATTTTATCACCTTCAATAGCATTGTATCTGCATTCACACGGCCCTTTGCCGGTAATTCTTTTGTCTTGATCCCATCCATGATCCGTTTCAGTGTGACTTTACCTGCACCCAAAACATCCTTGATCACAAACTCAGGCTTTCGCAGTTTCTTGGATTTACTCGTCTTTTCATCAAATCCAATTACAGTAGTTCCTCTCACGGAAAGACCTGCTGGTCCCATCGCATACAGAACAGTCAGTGACCGATATTTGGTATTGTATAGCCACAACTGAGCCGCACCGATGATATCAACTGATTTAACCCCAGTCAGTTTTAGTGTGCCTTCATCATCCTTGTATTTCAGACTCTTGACAAGGATGGCTGCTGGCTTGACTTTCTTTGTTCGTACCTTTCGAACCGACTTGATCGCATTGGCTCGCTTCTCACTTTCAGAGATAAAGCCTCGAACAAACTCCACATACTTTTTCAGGTCAGCCTTTTTCCAGTGGGAGTATGCAAACTTGAGGTCTGCATCTTTACCCTGCAGGGCATCATACAATTCCGAATAAACGGGCTTGTATTTATCCGCAATCTTCTGGGCAATTGCCGGCTTCACATCCTTCTGCATCAACCACTTGGTAATATTGAAGGACGTTTTTCGAGTCGTGGTATATTCATCCAGAATTTCTTCAAGTTCACCAATCAGTTCGGATGCTCTCCGAGCCACTCTTTCCTGAATCGAAATCACAGGCTTGTCGGGTGTGTCGATCACGACAACCTTCTTGACTGGTTCCTTGGACAATATCTCAAGATTGTCCATCATTCTGGATTCATATCCCTCAGGAAGCGTCCCACCAAGAAAAAGAATGCGGCAGTTCCAACCGATCGTCTTCAACTTATCGGGTGCAACCTTAGCAATCTTCTTGGCAAGAACCTTATTCTTATTTTCTCGGAGATATTCCAGAACAAAACTCTTGGCCTGTTCCGAATTATAGAAGTAGTTATACCAGTTATAGGCACCAATCAACTCGGAAACAGTAGTTTCACCTCGAAGATCTGGCTCTGAGCCTAGATACTTCTCATCCGTGAACTTTCCACGGAGCTTTTTCACTGGCTTGGCCACAAGAATTCCTTTTTTGATCTGTTATCGTATAGTAATACTACAACATTCCACCAGAAATGTCAAGTCATTTCATTAGATTTCGGACTTTTTCCAGATCCTCGGGTGTGTCAACAGGAATAGATTGATCACCAGGAATTCCTATCATCTTGATTGTATAACCATTTTCCAAAAAACGATACATTTCGATTTCCTCAGCCAATTCGATTTCGCGCTGTGGAAAAGATCCAAAAAGATTAATACCATCATAAGTGAATCCATATATACCGATTTGTCTATATGAAACTGCCGTGCGACCCTTTTCATACGGTATAGGATATCTTGAAAATGCTATTGCATTTTCATCTTTATCAAAAATGACTTTGACATTATTGGGATTATCAATATTTTTCCGACTTTTTAGTTCTGTATAACCATTGACCGTCTTGCACGAACCCGCACAATATTTCAAGACATTTCCCGCGATGATATCGATCAAGATGGGCGATATCATCGGCTCGTCTCCTTGAATATTCACAACAGCGTCAGCCATCAATGTTCGCGCAGCCTCAGCTACCCGATCGGATCCTGTGGGATGATGGCTGGCTGTCATAATAGTTTTGATGTTTAGTTCATCACAAGCATCCATAATACGAAAATCATCCGTTGCAACATATACATCATCCAATAGAGATGCTTTCTTGGCTTGATTATAAACATGCCAAATCATAGGTCGATCATTGATTTCGGCTAATGGTTTACCAGGAAATCTACTTGATTGATATCTCGCTGGAATTATTCCAATAATTTTACTCATATATCATTCCCGTTTCGTGACGAATTTCTTGAATGGTCTTCTGGCCCCAAATCTTTCTAGGATTGCCACACATATGACAGGAACAGGGTGTTCGATTGGCTGCTATCTTATTGGCACGATGTTGAATATATTCTTCATCTGTCCAACCTTCCAATCTCACAATCTTCTCGGCCTTTCGTTTCATTCTCTGCTTATGTTTTCTACGTTCGGCTCTTGTTCTCATGGTGTGCCTCCCTGCAGTTATGACATATTATTTATATCTCTTATCATAAACCATACGCTCGAACCAACCTCTGCCCATACAATTCTATTCCTTTTAGATAAAGAATCATTTGTAGGAATATTCATCTGAGACAAATATGATCGGGCAGCACAATCTGTCGAATCAACTATTACCTTTTTTTGGACAGAAATCATTTCCGATTGCGAACCCGATTTCTTGCCTTGCGCTTTTTCGATCCGATCTTTCTTCGGCCCTTTCGCGGTCGATTCTTTGCTGGCCATGCCATCACCCAAACTCCTTGATCGAATCAAATCGGAAACTGCGCCAGTCATTTACCTCAGTATCCCATACTGTGCATACATCAGGATTTACCTTACGCACAGGCTTTGCTTCTTCATCAATAACTGGTTGTGGTAGATAACTCAGATGCAATGTAGCCTTCATAGTGCGAAGGTCACCATTCACCTTCTCGAAGGTTACCGTACACACACGAGAATGTAGTTCACTCAGTATGACCTGTCGATCCATTACATTCATTTCACGATTCTTTTCCATCATGTTTCAAACCTTTCCATATATCCCATTAGGGCACTATCTTTTACCTGTTCTCGTCTTTTCTGCTCGAAAAGTTCAACGGCATCATCCAAATCCTCAGCCTGAACCATCAGACCGGAAAGGGTATCGGTTATTCTCCACCCATCCGACCATGTTTCATAGTTGTGATATGGTCGAGTATTGAACAACTCGAATCCATTGATCAACTCAATTTTCAGTTTGACACCATCATACATACCAACCGGCGAAAGGCGCCGGAAAGTTGCATCAATTGGATTCAGTTTTTTCCAATCTTTATTAGGCATTACCATGCATTCCCAAAAATATTCCAGAAATAAATGAAATTGCCATACCCAAAAACCATGGTTTACTAAAAATCTCATATTTTGTCATGAGGCCACCAGCGGTCAGAAAACCTACTATCACTATAAGTCCACTAATCGTTTTCAGCATCATCATCCCCATGATATCAGATCGTTACCAGTAATCTTTTCCATTATTCAATCTTCCTTATTCATTGAAGGAGATACTCCTGTTGAAATTCCCGCTTCTGGAACTCCAGAAGACCGATCAGATACCCATTGATTTCCATCAGAGGGATATCTTCGATTGTCTTGAACTCAGATCCAGCCACACCAAGGACATATTCCTTAGTGATCGAATCGATGTCCTTATACGAACTAAAGGGAAGCCGTGGATTGGACATACTGTTCTCCGTTTACCTCACAAAGGACCACAGTGACTTCATAAGTCTTTTTGGCCTTAAATTCTTTCGCGGCTTTTACTTGAGCATTATATAGGGTATCTGCATAAATGTCAAGAGTCTTACCGCGATAGAACGCTTTATATCCGTTCATTTTTTTACATTTTCCTTTTCGTATATGATAACATCGAAAGATGATCCGACTTCATTTGCCCTCTTCACTAAGGTTTCGACTTGCTCAACAGTAAGTTTTGAACCTGCTTCTGGCTTAACCCGATTCATCAACGATACCACCTTATATCGATATTTGGCACCAGGCGAATGGATTGTCCCTAATGTAATCGAACTTGTCATAACCTATTCCTTAATGTTGACAGTGAGTTTCGAGAAGGGCCGATTGGCTTCCCCGATGAGGGTCTCGACTTCGATTTGAGTCAAATTGGTGCCGACAACAGGTTCGAGCCGATTCGTCAATGATTCAACCTTATATCGAAAAGGTGGTCGACTGGAAACAACCCGAAGATTGACTGACTGTTTTGCGGAGGTTTTCATTTCAACATGTTCCTTTTTCTAAGGTAGATCAAAACTACAAGGGCAGCAATAAATAATGATGCCCAAAGAGGCGACAATACCCACCACCATGACCAATCGATGTAGCCCATCAATTTCAGTGTAATGAATACCAGTAGAAGTGCTTCCGTGAATCCCATTACATTGCACTCGTCCAACGAACACAAGCAAGATCGCCCTCGAGGACGTTACCACGGGCAAAGTTTGTTGCGGGTGCCTTCCAGCTGGCGGGCTTGAGAATCGCACCAAGCGGAAACTTTTTACCCGGCTTGTTCACGATGAAAGAGTGGACAGAAGTCTGCTCAATCACCTTGATGTAGGTCGAACCGACCTCATACCGGACAGACTCGTTGAATTCCTGAATCATGTTCTTAGCGATCTCATCGCCACCAAGTTCGGCTCTACTACCAAGAGTCCATCGCGCATAATCATTGCGAATGACTTGCAGGTAGTTTTCCAGAACCTCGACCGGGATGTTGCACTTAGCCATCATTTTCTCCTTAGTGAATCTCTCACTACTAATATAATGATTCTAGAGCCGGATTCAAGTGCTGGAGCCATGAAAAATCCGCGTAGCAGCCATGTTATAATGCATAGCTCCTACGCGGTTGTTTTTCAGTCGGCTAAAACCTTAGGTTGCAGTCAAGAAGGATGTCTTGTTTCGGAGATACGACTCTTTTGTCGCATGATCGGAACACGCGATATGCGCGATTCGATAGTCATTCGGATATTCTAGTCGGATTGCTTCGTTTAGATCATCCTTCTTTCCATTGAACAGAAGGGTATTCGTTAGCCTCGACGGGCATGGGGTCATCATAGTTGTAACTGTCCTTTCTATGTTAGTGGTTACATAGTATATATAAGAAGTTATTTTTCCATGTCAAG